ATAGGTTCTACGGTATGAGCCTAGCAGATGTATTGTTTGACATACAAAAAACGCAGAGTAGTTTAAAGAGAGGTGTTGTTGATCACACCTTTATGACAAACACATCCAGATTTATTGCGAACTTGTCGCTTGTAAAAAACCCACGGGATTTACTTGATAACAGAGTAGGGGCGGTAATTGATGTCAACAGCCCTAATCCAGAAAATGTTGTGCGTCCGATGCCGATGCCAAATTTGTCAGGTTCGGTGTTTCAAGCAATGGAGTCCCTAGAAACAGAGAAAGAAGCTAGATCGGGAATGAGCCGAATGTCTAGGGGAATGGATTCTAGCGTTGTTAGCAAGCAAAACAGTTCTGACTTAATAACACAATTTATGAACGCTAGTAATCGAAGGATTATGGTTATGGCAAGAAATTTTGCACATAACTTTTTAAAACCTTTGATGTATGACTTATATAAATTAGCTATTGAAAACGAGAAACAAGAAAAAATGGTGCAGTTAGACGGTCAGTTTGTTCCTGTAAACCCACAGTTTTTAGGCGATAGAACGGAAATGTCAGTAGCGGTAGCTTTAACACCGGAAGAACAAGCAAAAGAAGCGCAAATGTTATTGTCTTTAGACCAACAATTTACAGCAAATCCTAACGATCCTTCTTTGGGAGGCATGTATGGCGCACCACAACGTCACGCAATGTTAAGCAGAGCTTTTGAATTGTTAAATATAAAGTCAGCAAACATGTATTTGTTTAATCCTAACAGTCCTGAGTTCCAACAGATGCAGCAAGCGCAACAACAAGCGCAGCAAGAGGCTGAGTTAAAGTCACAGCAGCAAGCCGAGTTTAGTGCTGATGTGACATCACGGCAAGTAGGCGTATTAGAAGGGCAGTTACAACTCGATATTATAAAAGAACAACACAAAATGAACCTAGAAACGCAAAAGCAAGAATACACGGAAGGTGAAAAAGACAGTCGATTGTTTATGGACGTTGAAAAACAAAAACACGACATGGAAATGGACAACAAAGAGCTTAATCTTGAGAAAAAACAAGAGAGAAATGTTGTTATAGGCTAATTTTAAAAATTTCCAGTAATGGAAAAGGCAAAATAAGCACTTTTTGTGCTTATCTAGGCCGACAAGCAGAACACGTTGAGTGTTCTATAAACCAACCACAAAAAGTGGAGTTATATTATGAGTAAAGTAGCAAACGGTGGAGACACTATCGAAGAAATGGCGCAAGAGGCAACTGAAGCAACAGTTATGCTTGATAACGAAAGTTTTAATAAGGCTTTTGACGCTATGAACAGCAATTTATTGCAACAAATTGTTGCCACACCCCCTGAAGCGACCGATGAAAGGGAAAGGTTGTATATGATGTTTAAGTCCGGCCAGGTGTTTGTGCAGCAACTTGCATCCTTAATTAACAACTACGAGTTGGCAAAACAACGAGAAGATGTGTAAAATAGGAGTATTGCGATGTCAGAAGAGCAAACTACAGAGAACTCTGCCGAAGACCGAAGCGATGTTATCTCACGATTAGAGGCTGTGTTGGAGTCAAAAGACCAAACCGAACAGCCTACAAGTGAGGATGAGGTAGTTGAAGAGACTACCGATGAAGTAATTGATGAGGCTCAAGAAGAATCAGAAACAGATCCAACAGAGTCAGATGAGGTTGAAGACCCAACTGAAGATTCTGAGGAGACTACGGATGAGGAACTTAAGGATGTATTAACTAGTGGCTTTGTTGAGATAGACGGACAAAAAGTATCTATCGAGGAAGTCAAACTTGGTTATTTACGCCAATCTGATTACACCAAGAAGACGCAAGCTGTTGCCGAACAGCGTAAGGCTGCTGAAGATCAAACAAAGTCTTACGAATCCACATTGAGCGCACTCTTGACGGCTGCCGGTGCAGACCTATCACGGTTTCAAAACGTGAATTGGGAACAAGCGGCAATCGAAAACCCTGAACAATACAAGCAAGCAAAGGCGATGTTTGACCAAACGCAACAGACTTTTAATTTTATAAAGTCGCAAGCGGATGAGCATTCAAAGCGGATTGAAGAACAACAACAAACACTCATGCAAGAAAAAGCACGGGAAAGTTTGAATGTTTTAAAGTCTACGATACCTAACTGGAATAACGATTTGTATTACAGAATTGGTGAATACGCTAAACAACAATTAGGCGTAAACGCTGATGAATTTAACGGTATAACAGATCATCGTTCCATAACGGCCATCTACAAAGCGATGCAGTTTGACAGGGCTAAAAAGGAGACACGGAAAAAAGTTAAAGCATCTCCTACAAAAACTTTGTCGGGTAAGAAAGCTGAACCTAAAAATTTAGGCAAACAAGAAAGTTATCGCAAAGCGCGAGAACGTCTTAAAAAGTCTGGAAGGATAGAGGATGCTGTTCAAGCCCTCATAAATCGAACTTCTTAATTTAGGACTAATGATATGGCTAATGTAACAGGAACATACCAAACCTACGATCAAGTAGGAAAGCGTGAAGATATCGAAGATATTATCTATGATATCACACCAACTATGACACCTTTCACTTCATCGATAGGTTCAAGCACTGCAAGCGCAACAATACACCAATGGCAACAGGATAGTTTGGCGGCAGTGGCGGCTAATAAAGCGGTCGAAGGTGCAGACGCAGGGACAAGTAGCGTTGACACTACTGAAATCAAAACTGCAAATACGCAAATATTTACTAAAGTTGTACAGACTTCAGGTACAGCAGACTCTATTGCTACTTATGGTAGAGGCGGTAGTGAATTAGCGTACCAGATTTCTAAGAAAGGCAAGGAAATGCGAAGAGACATCGAGCATGCTTTTGTTGGAGCTTTACAGTCTGGAACTGCGGGCAATGGTTCAACAGCTAGAGAGCTTACTTCAGCGCAAAACCAAATCAGCACAGCTACTAAAAGCACTGCGGGTTCAAACAGAACTTTCACAGAGGCGTTGCTACTTGGCAATTTACAAGCTGTTTATGACGAAGGTGGAGAGCCTAACCAGGTTCAAGTTACACCATCACACTCAGTAACGGTTGCAGGTTTTGCGGCTACTTCAGGCAGAACTAGAGACTTCAGCACTGGCACTTCACTTGTGAATGCGGTGGATATTTATGTGAGTCCTTTCGGACAAGTATCAATCGTTCCAAACAGATTTTTGCAAGCTAACACTTGCTTGGTGTTGGACACTGAGTATTGGTCACGATGCGTGTTAAGACCAATGCAAACTGTTGTTCTTGCTAAGACAGGTGATTCTGATAAGCGACAAATGCTTACAGAGCTTACTCTTGTTTGTGAAAACGACAAGGCATCTGGCCTTATAGAAGCATTAACTGCTTAACAATGAAACGGGTGGTCTTAAAGGCCACCCAATCATTTTTTTGAGGTATTTATGTCTGATCAAGTTGTTGAAAAGATTATCCACGATGAGCATAACGACACATTAACCGTAGCTCATACGCAAGATGTATCGCAAATCCTTGAACAAAATAAACGTGCTAGAGATGAATCTGCATCAAGCCGCATGGGTGATATGCAAAAAGTCGCAACATTACCTTCAATAGTTGTAATGCAATGGATGCAAGAAGGAATCAATGTAATGGCTCCAAACCGTGAAGATGTTAAGCGTATGAAGAAAAAACTTAACTCACCAGAGTTTAAATATTTAAGAACAGGTGGAGGTAGGCTATGAGTCTTGGAAATTATGGCGATCTTAAAACTTCAATCGCTAATTGGCTAAATCGCACTGATCTTACGAATGAGATACCAGATTTTATTGAGCTTGCTGAAAATAGAATATTTCACGAAGTTAGAGTCCCTACAAATGAAAAAACTATTGTCTTAACACTTAGTTCTGACGGTTATGCCACATTACCTAGTGATTTTTTAGAAGTAAAAGATATCTTTTTTAATTATGAACCTTTAGATAGAGTTTCTTTAACAAAACTTTATGAATACACAGACAGGTCAGGAAAACCGACTTGTTTTGCAAGAGAAACCTACAGGTTAAAATTTTTTCCAACACCAACAGTTTCATCAAGCGATGAAATGAGAATGATTTATTATTATGACGTAGGCCGATTAAATAACACTGCTACGACTAATGTAATGTTAAGCACGGCTCCTCAACTTTATTTGTACGGTAGTTTAGTTGAGGCTAGTAATTTTTTAGGCAGTGACGGGTCTAGGTGGGAAAA